GGTGCTGGTAGCGGAAGCACGGGTGTGGCGGACGGTTTACTACCGGCTGGCCACTGAAGAAGAAATTTCAGGCAGAAAGAGCACAAACCAGATTTTCAACGAGTGTCGGCAAAGCCCGGCGATGAAGCGGGTACTGGCTGTTTACGGGAGAACATCAGCATGACTATCACACTACAGGCAGTAAACGAGCTCATCACCTCCCTGGAGAGTGCAGGAGAGCTGTCAATCAAGGAGCGGAAGTATCTGGAGCTGACTAAGGCTTATCAGCAGCTGGTTGCGGAGAATGTGGGGCTGGCTTTGGATAATCTGGCTCTGAAACAGATCGTTTCCTCCGTTACTGACCTGAGCAACGAGCCTCAGTACCACGCCGAAGGCATGGGGTGCGGACTAGAAGACCGTGGCATTACTGACCGTTACGATGCTTGCCGCTATGGCTGGGATGAAGCTATGGAGCGCGTATACGGCGAAGTTATTCCGTGCGCTGATGAGTTGGACCTTTCGGCTACCGACGCCTACCTGGCCGGGATTAAGGCTGATGCCGTTAAGGGAATTTACAGCTTCAACAAGGTTGATTGCTGCGTGTACCTGGATGGTGACGTCTGCATGCTGATTGACGCTTACGAAGCCAGTTTGCGCGAGGGGGCCAAATGACCGAGCAAACCATTCTCGACATATGCTGCGGCTCCCGCATGTTCTGGTTCGACAAACATGACGAACGAGCCGTATTCACCGACATTCGCGCCGAGCAGCACACTCTGTGCGACGGTCGCAGCCTGGTTATTAATCCGGACATTATCGCCGACTTCCGCGCGCTGCCGTTCGCTGATGCCTCTTTCCCGATTGTTGTGTTTGACCCGCCTCACCTGGAGCGCGTTGGCGAAAACGCCTGGATGGGTAAGAAATACGGGCGGCTGAACAAAGACACCTGGCGCGATGACCTGCGCACTGGCTTCAAAGAAGCGTTCAGAGTGCTACGGCCACACGGCGTACTCATCTTCAAATGGAACGAAACCCAGATACCAGTTAGCCAGATTCTGGCGCTCACTGACGAGAAGCCGGCCATCTGGCAACGCACCGGGAAAGCAGACAAAACGCACTGGGTAATTTTCGTTAAGGGGGCCAAATGAGCATCATCGACGATTCACATCTGACCGATGAGGTTGTTAACAGCGCCTTTGAGGGCACCAACTTCGGACGAACTGACTTTCGTAACATCCTGGCGGAAACCGTACTTAAGCGCGCATCTGGTTATCACTCTGGCTGGACGGCAACGACTATCTGCATGCGACTTGGCCTGCTGAGCGAGAAAAACCAGAGCGCTACAAAACTCGGCCTGACTTTTGCCTTTCACCACTACTACCGCCAGAGCATACGCGATGCGCTGATGCCGAAACAGGAGCGTGCCGCATGACAACTGATATCACCGAACTGGCGAAGAGAGAGAAATTCGAAGCGTGGTGGGAGCGCGAGTATAAACATCTCGAATCCTCGAAATATACCGATGCTGTGCCGCATATCAAATACGGTTTCTGGATGGCATATCAGGCCGGTGGCGCTGAGCTGGTAGAGGCGCTGAAGAAGGCGCAGCGGTACGCTAATCTCACGGAGGCAGAGCGGCAGGCATATTTGGGACTGATTTCTAAGCGGGATGAGCGCATCGCTGAGCTGGAGTCTCGCACCGTGAAGATGCCAGAGCCATTCAAACTGGCCAAATCATCAAGCGGATTAACGTACTACTACGCCGATGAGGTCAATGAAGCGCTTAGCGCCGCTGGCATCAAGTGGGAGGCTGAATAGATGGCTAATTCATTACTTGAAATCTGCAACAACTGGCAGATTCAAAGAGCCGAAATACTGGCCCGCAATCCCGATATGACGCTGACGATTCAGAAGCTGGACATGATGGTTGAGTATGCCGTGCGGTCGGCGATAGATATCGCTCACCGTGTTGACTGGGATTTTCGAGAGGCTGAACGTCTGACGAAGCAAGTGCACGGGGAGGCTGAGTGATGGGAACTGTGAAATTTGCTGTGCAATTACTCAAAAGCGATGACTGCGTAACTTTGATGGGACGCGGCGAGGTCGGCAAGGAAGAGCTCATCGAAGAGGCTATTCGCCAGGGTGAGATAGACGCCGATGACCGAGAACGCTTTGAAAAGGCTGAATTCTGCGCCAATAAGTGGATGAAGGCCGTTCCGCGTGATGGTTATTCAACCTACTACTACGAGTCGCGTGAAGGCGTTCGCGGGGCATTCAAAGCAACCTGTTTGCAATACCTGTGGTGAGGCAACCAATGACCAAATCAACCATAACCAGAGAGCAGTTAATTAAAAAGGCGCAGGAGCAAATTGAGTTTTGCCGTCACACGAAGATAACGGGTGAAGGCCGCGTCCATGTAAACCAATGTGCGGCGTTGTTTGAAATAGCGCTGGCCGCAATGGACAGCGAGCCGGTGGCCGAAGTTTTATCTAACCGCCCAGGCAATGACACGTCGACAATTGACAGGGCGCTGCCTGTCGGAACTCAGCTCTATCGCCACGCGCAGCCAGCGCCGGAGAAAGCAACCGTTGGCGAAATGCCATTCCTTGGCACCAGTGAAGGGGCATATGTGAGGGGCTGGAATGACTGCCGCGCCGCCATGCTCCAGCATCAACCACAAAACGCACAACAAAATATTCCTGAAAATATTCCAGGCGGTTTAGTGGAGGCCGTTAACAACTTGCTTAATAACGATGGTTCACGCGGATGTTACGACGCTATGGAGTGTGGCACGGCCCGTGAGAAAATTGAGTTATGGTTGGCTCAGCGCCAAAGGTGGGAGGAGCAGAGAAAGGCCAACCTTTACGCTGGCAACTCTCCGGTAATTCCGGATGGTTGGGTTGCATGCAGTGAGCGGTTGCCCGACGAAACTCAACCGGTAATTACCGTTTCAGATGGTGGCGTAGTCCAGCGGACGGTATATCAATTCTGCGAAGGTGTTTGGAGTGATTGGTATGAACAGTACGACGATGTGACGGCTGATGCATTCACCCACTGGATGCCGCTGCCAGCCGCCCCGCAGGAGGTGAAAGGTGAGTAAAGCCGAACTGTTGCAGAAGATATCGGTGCTCGCTACTGAATGCCACACGCTGGCCTGTGAGCTTGATATTGGTGATGAGCGAACCGAAATGTTCGAAATCTACGGCGTGCTGCACAACCTCGGTCGCCGCGGGTACGCCTGCCAGGTAGGGCGGCGCATGAATCCGCTGTTCGATTCCTGCGATGACGACGAGGATGAGGATGATGGAGATTGGGATGAGGATGATGACTGATGCCTAAATCCGCCGCAGAACGCAAAGCCGCGCAGCTAACCCGCTAGTGATATATAATCCCCTCCACACCAGAGGGGATTATTCTATGTCAAAGTGGAACATTGCAGCCAAAAGCCCGGAAGAGCAGGACAAGGTCAATGTTGACCTTGCGGCTTCCGGAGTTGCGTACAAAGAGCGTATGAACATGCCGGTGATTGCTGAGCAGGTTGCCAGAGAGCAGCCGGAGCACCTCCGGGAGTATTTCATGGAGCGCGTGCGCTACTACCGCGAGCAGAGCATTCAGCTCCCCCGCGCATCCGATCCGCGTTACATCGAGATGGCCAGCCAGAACGAGAAAAAATAGCATATGCTCGTTTTGCAATTTGGGTTATAGCTCGTCATAATCCCTCTGTCAGTCTGGGCAACTGACGACTTTACCCCGGCGCCAAGTGGGGACACATGGCGCACAAAACCTTAAAGAAATACCTGTCACCGATGGCGAGAGTCACCGGCGATTTTCTGCATTCCGCGTTTGACCTCTCCGGAGGTGAAGCGTGAAGCAACAATTCTGCCTCATCAACGACAACGTAAAGCGTAACGTCGTCAGCTTCATTGAATCCCTTCCTGTCGATCGCCGTTCGCCAGTCATCATCGAGGCACGCGAGGAAAGTCGCACTGACAAACAAAATCGTCTTATGTGGCCACTTTTGAAGGACCTGAGCGATCAGGTTTCCTGGTACGGCGAAAAGCTGGAGCAGGCAGAGTGGAAAGACCTCATCACCGTACTGGTCAGCCAGATGCAAAACCCTGAGCGTGAGCAGAAATCCGCCCCGGGCATCAACGGCGGCCGCGTCTACTTCGGAGTTCGTACCTCTCAATCCAGCAAGCGCTACATGGTCGAGGTTATCGAGGCGATCTACTGGTTCGGTACCGAGCGCAATGTGAAATTCAGCGAGAAGTCTAATAGCCGCATTGCGTGGGCCCAGGACTGGAGGGCTTCTCATGAGCAGCCAACTCGCTAAGGTCATCGAGCGCGGCATCTTCCGCGTTCCTGCGCGCCGCCGGCGCAAAGTCGAAGTAAAGCCTTCCGACATTCCAACCTTTCACTATACGGCCCACCTGGCGGATGTCCGCTGGCTGCGCCACGCTGCCAGAAGGAAAATTGCATGAGCATTTATCAACGCATTAACGGCGCTGACTGGCGCAACGTGTGGGTAGTTGGTGATCTGCATGGTTGCTATACGCGTCTGATGTCCGAACTGGATAAGGTCGGATTCGATGTGACTCGTGATCTGCTGATCTCGGTTGGCGACCTCGTTGACCGCGGTGCAGAGAATGTGGAATGCCTTGAGATGATCGTGATGCCATGGTTTCGCGCGGTGCGTGGAAATCATGAGCAGATGATGCTTGATGCGATGCTCAATGGCGGTAGTGTCCATCACTGGATGTCAAATGGTGGTGACTGGCTATACCGCCTCGACGATGAACAGAACATGTTCCTGGGATCGTTGCTCCAGAAGGTCGAAACACTCCCCCTCATTATCGAGCTGGAAACTGCGGGCAAGAAAGTCGTTATTTGCCACGCCGATTACCCGCATAACGAATATGAGTTCGATAAGCCAGTCCGCACCAGTCAGGTGATCTGGAACCGTGAGCGTGTCAGCGATGCGCAGGACGGAATAGTGCATGAGATCACTGGTGCGGACCTGTTTATTTTCGGCCATACCCCGGCACGCCAGCCGCTCAAATACGCCAACCAGATGTATATCGACACCGGCGCTGTCTTCGGTGGGCGCCTGACATTGCTGCAGGTGCAGGGTGGTGGTCATGCTTAACCGAACTCAACGGCGGTGCAAAATCTGCCGGGCGAAGTTTACCGCGGCATTTGAGAATCAACGCTGGTGCTGCCCTGAGCATGGCGCTGAATTTGCCATGCAGGAACTGGAGAAGAAGCGCGATAAGCAGGCCCAGGCGAAAGAGAAGAAAGAGCGCGCGGCCTGGCGCAAACGCAAAGCTGCGGTGAAACCTCTTAAGCACTGGGAAGACATGACCCAGCGCGTCGTTAATGACTACATTCGCGAGCGGGACTTTGACCTGCCGTGCATCAGCTGCGGCACATTCGAAACGGTCCAATGGGAAGCAGGGCATTACCGTTCCCGCGGCAAGGCATCGCACCTGCGCTACAACGAAGACAATATCAATAAGCAGTGCCATCACTGCAACGTGCAGCTGTCGGGCAACCAGCAGCAGTACCGCATTGGCCTGGTAGAGAAAATCGGCGCTGAGCGCGTCGAAGCGCTCGAAAACAACAACACCCCTCACCGATACACCATCGAAGAACTGGAAGGCATCAGACGCCATTACAGCGCGTTACGCCGCGCACTCGTCAAGCAAAGGGAGGCCGCATGAGCAAAATCCAATACCCAATGTCCACTGCTGCTGTTTTTGATGATGTGGTTTATCCCATCCACCTGAACGGACCGCATCAGATAGAGAGCGAGGTTATGGGCGCGATCAGATGGTTCTGCCGCTGGAACAACGAGGAAATGGCCGTCGTTAAGGCGCATGTGCTGTTTAGCTGCTGGGGCCTTTACCTGACGTATGACCAGCTTATGGCGGAGGCCGCATGAACCAGGACGTAATCGACCGCATCCGCGAACGCTGGCAAAAGCTCCGCCTCTGCCGACACCGCGGAACGGTGATGACCGACTATCGCATTTTACGGAATTACGTTCGCATCTATCAGACCCTGGGAGAGACAGCATGATTAACACCCAATACCTCCAGTATGTTCGCCAACAGCTGATAGTGGCCACAGCCGATCTGAGCGGTGCGACGAAAGGGCAACTGGTAGCCTTTGCGGAAAACGCGATGTTTGAGGCGACGCCGCGCAGCAGCAAGCGGATGAAGGTAGTCGACCCGGCGACCGGTAGATTGGTCAAGCCGAGCAACCCGCCGGTCCCCGGGAAGCAGTCACGCGCCAAAGGTTCGGCAATCGCCCTGGTGCTGCCCGTCGAATACTCAACCGCATCATGGCGCCGGGCGCTCCTGTCTCTCGATGAGCATCAGAAAGCCTGGCTGCTCTGGAACTACAGCGAGAATATCCGCTTTGAGCACCAGGAAACGATCACCCAGTGGGCGTGGGCGGAGTTCCGTGAGCAACTTGGCGCAAAGAAGGTGGCCGGCAAGACGATGGAGCGCCTGAAGAAGCTTATCTGGCTGGCGGCGCAGGACGTGAAAGCAGAGCTGGCGGGTAAGTATGTATACCAGCACCAAGATCTTGCAGCCCTGTGTGGCGTTAAACCTGATAACTGGTGCCATAACTACGCTGATTACTGGCGGGCTATGTGCGCCATTTTTAAGCGGCTTGATAGCGACTCTCTTCTCTGCGCCGTGAGAACACGATCACAACAAAAAGCGACTTTTTCGCAGCAGGGTCTTGCAAAAGTCAATTAAATGCGTCATATTT